AGGACGTTACAAAAATACGGAATGATTTTATCAGATAGTGGAGGCGATTTTGCGATAGATATTCAATTATTAAACTCAGACCCCGTAAAACACTGGGATGAATGGGAAAGGCATTTTCCACTTATCTATAAGTCCTCAAGTGATATAAAAATAGGTGCTTTTGATGCACTGGGTAATGTCGCTTTTAAATATATGCGTGTTATTAATATGGGTATTAATCTAGTTGGTTATGATGAAGCAACTAATCTACCTGTTATTATTTAAAATACTGTTATAATACAAATGAATGCCGAATATTCAGTTATAGCGGCTATCTTCTTTTTAATGTAGCTAAAGGCTAGGAAAATGAAAAACGATTTACATCGAGAATATCACAATAAAGGCACTAAAAAAGTGGATAGATTTATCCACGCTTTGGAAGGTGTATCAGCGAATAAAGAAACAGGCACTTTTGACTCAACCGCCGCCACTGAATTTTTGGTATCAGGTCTAAGTCAAGGTGATTTAATCCCTGAAAAGTTGCAAATCATCTTAGATGAAAGCGACGCAGACCAACAAGCAGGATTAAGCCGTGCAATTATGGACGGTATTAATTCATATAAATTTAAGCACGGTGAAGCTCCATCAATGGATGTTGTTGAAAGTGCGATCGCTTTAGGTTATTCAACAACAGACCACGCGCAAAGCAAGTTTGGCTTAAAGTCAATGGCTACAATGGATAACATTGCAACCACAAACGCATCAGCGGCAACAGGTCTACAGCCTAACCGCGCGGCTGTTTCTATTGTGCATACTATTACAATGGCTATTCCTTTTGCTCATTACTTACCAGCCGATATTGGTTCTAATGAAGCGCGTTTAGCAGTATTAACGCATCAAGCAGGCAGTGATTACGGCTCTTATGCTGTTGGTGGATTAATGGATGGAGTGGCATCGGGTGATGCTTATATCTCATCTTCACGCACTCATGCAACCACAAACTTAGCAGGGGCGCATACTGGACAATTAACCTCAGTACAAACCACGCCAGATACATGTGCAGCTGTAGGTGGTAATGTTGTAGCAGTAAATTTATTGCGTGGTCGTAGTAATGTTTTTGTTAATGGTGAATTAGTAGCAACCGAAGTAAGCAATACAGGAACAGGCGCATCAACCGTTTCAGGTGCAGTTACTATTCTTGGTACGACGTATCAAATTGGCGGAACAATCAATACTGATACAGGGGTTATCGCATTAACTTCTACACCTGCATTAGCAAATGCCGTACCTGTTATTGTCGAGGGTTTTATCGACTACGAACGTATGCCAGCATTAACGCCTAGCATTGTTTCAAGCGTTGAAGTATTTAATCTTTACGCTAAACCGTGGCGCGTAACAACCACGCAAACGATTGATAGCCGAACTCAGATGACTAACGAGTTAGGTATTGACCCTTACAGCGAGGGGATTAGAGCGGTTCAAGTTCAATTCTCAAATGAACGTCTTTACGAGGTTTTGCGAAAAGCTATGCGTTTGGCGGCAAACAATACCGCTACTTTTGATTTTAAGTGGGCTACTCAAGGCACATATAAAAAGCGTGCAGATATTTGGCAAGATTTTAATTCTATAATTGGGGCTGTTTCTCAAAAAATGGCAAATGATACTTTGGGCTTCGGGGTTAATTATGCCTTTGTTGGTCAGCACGTAGCTTCTCAGCTATTGTCTTTACCAAGTACGTTATTTGTACAGTCAGGCATGACGGAACGCGCAGGTAGTTATTTCTTAGGGACTTTATTTGGTCGCTATAAAATGTACTATTCTCCTAAAGTTCTAACAGATAGCGTAGCAAGTTCTCAAATCCTATGTATTGGTCGTGCTAATGACGTATCACGTAACCCATTTGTATTAGGTGATGCCGTTGCTCCTATGGTTGTACCTTTAGCAACAAACGCAGACTTAAAGCAGGGCGCGGGATTTTATGCGCGTAACTTCACAGACGTGAACCGTTACGCTCCATCGACTAAAGCGTGTGCATTAATCACTGTAATTAACATGGGCTTATAATAGCTTTTTAATCAACAAAAGGAACTCTAATGGATAGTAATATCTTTAGCGTTCCTCGTGACGTTAGCGAGGACGCAACAAACTTATTCTCTAAGCACTTTGATGGCATCAAAAAAGAGGACAATAAAGGCTTAAAAATCAAATTAACCAACCAAGTACACCGTGATATTGCATTACCTGAAATTGGTACAGTATTGGGGAGTTGCCTAGATGCAGAAAACGCGGTAAAAATCATTACGATTAAAAGTAAAGATGACTTTCAAGGATTAATTTCTAGCATTAGTCAGATTGCCACTGTAAACGGTTATGATGATATGGTTAAAGTAGAGCTTGTAGCAGATGAAGTAAGCAAAGTTACAAAGAAAGCTACTACTAGCAAGGCAAAGCCTACAACAAACAGTACAATTAAAGCATAAGGGGTATAGATTATGTCGGTGGCATTTACAAGACAGCTTGGCAGTCAGCCCGGTGTGCAATTAAACCCTTTAGCGGATAATTCAAATATTCAGTATATCGGGAATGCAGACCAGTATTTTGGAATTGCCATGCGACTTAATCAGGGGCGCATTGACAAGCCTTTTATTGTTTCGCGTGGTGATATAAATAAAAAGATAGGCGCAGGCGATACAATGCGCTCATCATTATTGAATGAGGGGTATGTTCACGTTGTTGAAGCGTTGAATAATGGCGCGGCTGGGGCGGTCGTACAAAGATTAACAACAGCCGCAGCTAGTATTAGTTACGCAGTGGCTAGAGTGGGTACAGGTGCTATTTTAACGCCTGTTGTTGCAGGGGGTGTAGTTACAAGTATCACTATTACAAACGGCGGTACAAATTACACTAACGGCGCAATCCCTGTTATTGTTTCAGGGGTTGGAACAGGCGCACTTGCAACGGCAACGGTTACGGCTGGAGTGGTTACATCGGTTACTATCAATAATGGCGGTACTGGCTATACAGCGGCAACGGCTATTGTTCATGATGATATTAGTTTCACAGTTGAAACAGTAGCACCTACAACACCTTATATGTTCTCGCTTTATCATTTAGCATGTCATAACAACGGTATTAAAATATCGGTTCATGCCAATGAAAAACGTGTAAGTGGGGCGCAAACAAGTAATGACGTGATAACCATTACATTAACCGACCATTTAGATGTTGTTTTAAATCAGTTCACGGGTTCATTAGACCCAACGGCTAAAGATGATTACGGTAATTCGTTTTATTTACCTGATATTGTCGCTGGAATTACGGATGAAGTTGTTTTAACAACGGGAACAATGAACGCAGTCGGTATTAATTCAAGTGCTTACGCTTACAATGTAAACGGTTCAGCTAATGTAATTAATTCTCAAGTATTAAGTTGCTTTAGTGAGGGCGGAACAGGTTATTCAACCGCTGATTATGTTAATGCAATGAATAAGCTGGAAACGACTACCTTTAACTATTCTTATCTTAGTTCAGGTGGCAGTAAATCATCGGCTTTAATCTTGCAATTAGCGGATTTATCTTTCCGTACTAACCGCCAATTCAGATTTGATATTGATGGCAGTTTAAGCGTAGATGCGGCAATAACCTTTATTGAGCAATTAAATTTAGGTGCTAAGGCTGGTTCAGAGTTATTTCATGCTTATTGGTCGCCTTTAAAGTCTAATGACCCAACAGGAATTAATGGCAATCGTTTTATTGGTGTAGCTACTTTAAATATTGCTTACTCATGCGGTCGAAACGCAGTTAAAAATTCAAAAGGTTTCTCAGCTAAAAACTATCCAGTGGCAGGTAAAAACTATCCAGTAGCGCGTAGCGGTATTGTGCAAGTTTATAACCCAACTGATAGCGAGTTAAGTAGACTTGCAGACGCTAAAATTAACCCTGTTTTATTCTCAGAATTTAGCACAGGGGGCGCGTATGTCTTTACAAACTCTATTACAAGCGCACCTGTAAATAATAGTCTTAAAATGCTAATTAGTGTCGCAGAGATGCACACTGATTTAGATAAGCAAATAACTGTTTTTGCTAAAGATGCTTTACAGCTACCCATTGAAATTGCTATTAAAAAGACCTCAGATTTTATCTATAATCTTTTAGAGGGTGCAGTAGGTGCAAAATGGCTTATTCCATCCCTTGACCCTACAATGGGCGGCTTACCTTATCGCTTTACAGTAGCAGCGAATGCGGCTAGACCTTATGATACGATTGATATTAACGGGTGGGTTCATTATGACGGCACAGCGTTACAATATTTTATTACACAAACTTTAAGCAAATAGGCTGAATTATGAATGATGATGAATTAATGATGGATTTATTAGGTGGAAATATTACACTTGATAGCACCGTAAAAATGAAAAAAGATGATGAAGATATGGATGACGCGTCATTACGTGAAGTCAAATTAAAAGCAATGTCCGCCTTTGAGGTGTGGGAAGCTACAACCGAAGATGAATTGGCAGGGGGCGAGGGCTTTGCCGATAGATTACAAGCGTTATTACTTGGAATTTGGTCGCCTGATAAGGATGACGATATTGACGAGGACGAGCAATACATGATTGATGTTGCCTGTGATTTTGTCGAGGGATGGTTAATTGGTCAAGGCGTTGATGAGGCAGATGTCAATGCTATTTTAGATGATTGGGATAATGAAGCAGCAGAGCGTGTAATTGAGTTTTTACAAACAAAGGAGAAAGGCACTTTTGACGGTATTTATGGTGGGGCTTATAGTGCTATGCCAACCCTCGACGCAACCTATAAGAAGAAGATTGTTTTCAAGAATGGTAAGAAGATGATTAAGCGTAAGCGTGTTTCAGGGCATTTTAAAATGACACCTGCACAAAGAGCAGGGTTGAAAAAGGCGCAACGTAAAAGCCATAATGCAACAGCAAACCGTAAGCGTTTAAAGTCTAAAACAGCACGGAAAAGAGCAGGTAAATAATGGCTCTTTCATCAATTTGGGATGGTTTAAACCAAAACTTAATAGCTTCATTTTATGAAGTTAATAGAGACGGCACGAAAGCTAATAGTAATGTCATGGTTCAAACCCCCCTTGTTGATGGAAGTTTAGATATACGGTTAAATTGGAATAGTCCTTTTGAGGGAGCAGGGGCAGAGGGGCTTATCCCTACTTTATCCGCTATGGTCCAATCAGGACAAGCACAGCCGATTATTGATTTATTGGGTAAGTACGATATTACCAATAAAGAGGTAACGCAGGCATTAACAGACCAATCAAAAAATGCTATTGGAAAAACAGGCATAACCAAATTAAACTCAACTCAAGTATTTTCAGGGATGCCCCCTATAAAGTTTAGCACAACGCTTTTATTTAGGGCGTGGCGCGATGCAAAAACAGAGGTAGAGTTACCATTAAACCAAGTAGTACAATGGGCCTTACCTAAACGATTGGCGGCTCAAAGTACGATTGTCGCTAGAGCGGTCGATAGTTTTGTATCGGATGTTAATTCTAAAAACTTTAATGCAAACAATGCAACGGCTAACTTACTTAGCTCATTATTTCCCTCAGACTCGCCAACTTTAATTGCCATGAAATATAAGGGTAAAACTTATTCACCTTTGGTTATTGAGTCGGTAAACTATCCTTTGACCGCTCCCATTGACTCAAACGGAAACATGACTCATGTATCGGTGTCGGTGTCATTATCAACCCTTACCGCTATGTCAGCTACAGA